CGCGCCGCTCCTGCCGGCGGAGCAGGGCATCCAGTATGGGGAGACCCCAACCCTCGCCGAACTGTCGGAGGTGGGCACGTGGATCGCCCAGAGCCAGGAAGCGGCGCAGTATCGGACGATCTGCCTAGACTCGATCAGCGAGATCGCCGAGGTGTGCCTGTCAGAAAACAAGTACACCGTCGACAAGCACGGCAACGTGACGCGCAACGACGGCCGGCTCGCCTACGGCGATACCAACGACCAGATGGCTAAAGTAATCAGAGCTTTTCGGGACCTGCCGGGCAAAAATGTGTATTTCAGCGCCAAGCTCGACAAATCAGAATCGCAAGACGGCGCGCGTCTGTTTGCGCCCTCGATGCCTGGCAAAACGTTGACGCAGCAGCTGCCGTACTTTTTCGACGAGGTGCTGGCGCTGCGGCTTGTCACCGACAAGGACGGCAACACCGGCCGCGCATTGATGTGCTCGCCGGATACGATGTGGACGGCCAAGGACCGCTCCAGCCGGCTGGCGGCATGGGAGCCGGCAGACCTGGGTGCGATCTTTGAGAAGATTGCAGGAGGATCGCAGTAATGATTCCGGCGTTTGAATATGGGCCACATAGAAAAGATGATTTCAGAACAGAAAAGCTCGCCGCTGTGAGAGGTAGCGCAGTTTTTAAAATAACAGTAGAACAGAATAGGAGCCGCGGAGACGTCGTGGATCATCGAGCTCAAGTGAAAGTATATTATCGCGATTCCTCAGAAAGCGATGGTTACGGAGTGGCCACAAGTGCTCTTTTAGACGAATTTACCGCCGAAGCCCTATATAACGACTATCTTAAACAATATCATTTTATAGAGGAGGACGATGATAATGCCTGATTTAGCAATCATTGTGACGAAGCTGGCGGACGCTAAAGCCGCCGAAGAGCGCGCCAAGGCTGCGCGCATCAGGATCGAGGAGGAGCTCGCCGCGGCGATCGGCGTGCCGGAGTCGTGGACGGGCTCGACGACGAGCGACATCTGCGGATATAAGGTGACGTGCGCGCGGCGGGACAACGTCAAGATCGACGCCGACGCGGTGCGCGGCATCGCCGCAGAGTCGGCGCCGCTCGGCGTCTACGCGCAGCAGATTTTTCGCTGGAAACCGGAGATCGACAAAAAGGGCTGGGACGCGGCGCCGGATGAGGTCGTCAAGGCATTCTCAGCGGCGATCACGCGCACGCCCGGAAAGATCAGCTTCACACTCAAACCAAAGGATAAAAAATAGGAGGTCATACTATGGCAATTCTCGATGCAGCTTTTATCTCTGATTTCGCGCAGGTCAAGGCGGACGACGGCAGCTACTCGCCGATCCCCGCCGGGGAGTACGTTTTCCAGCTCACGGGGGCAGAGCTCAAGCAGACCAAGGACGGCAGCGGCCAGTATATCAAAGGTGAATTTACGGTTATCGCGCCCAGCTATCAGGGGCGGAAGGTCTTTCAGAATTTCAACATCTACAACCGCAACTCCGAAGCGGAGCGGATCGGCCGCTCTCAGCTCAAGGCGCTGGCGGTTGCTGTGGGGCTCGACACGCTGCGTGACACTGACGAGCTGATCGGCCGCACTGTCGCGGCCCGCGTCAGCATCGAAAAGGACAAGAGCGGGAAATATGACGATCAAAACCGGCTGAGCAAGTACAAGCCGGCCGAAGCGGCAGCCCCTGCAGCCAGCCCAATGGCTGCGCCGATGCCTGCCGACGGCGGCAGCTTCGCGGCGGCGTTTGGCGGCGCGCCCGCGGCGGCAAGCGGCTTTGCGTTTAAATAGCCGCATGAGATGGCCACGATTCCTGAGCCGCTGCACACGACGGCGGCACTGATCGACCAATGGTATGAGGAGCACAGAGAGCAGCCGAGGCCCCATTTGGGGGCCTCGCTGCTCGGCCATCCCTGCGAGCGGTATCTGTGGCTGTCTTTTCGGTGGGCGGTACGCGAGAACTTCTCGGGCCGGATGCTGCGCCTCTTTGAGCGCGGTCACCGTGAGGAGATCGCCATTGTGGGCTGGCTGCGAAAGATCGGCGTGGAGATCCATCACACTGACGCCGACGGCGAGCAGATGCACGTGGAGCTTGCGCCTCACGTCGGCGGCAGCGTTGACGGCATCATCGAGAGCGGCGTGCCGGAGGCGCCCAAGGCGCGGCACATCGCTGAATTTAAAACGCATAATAAACGCTCTTTCGATGAGTTAGAGAAAAAAGGCGTCTATGAGGCCAAGCGGCGGCACTGGTGCCAGATGCAGTGCTACATGGCCGGTACGGGCATCGACCGCGCGCTCTACGTTGCCGTCTGTAAAGACGACGACCGGCTCTACACCGAGCGCGTCGAGTATCAGCCGGAGATCGCGCGGCAGATCATCGACCGCGGCGCGCGCATCGCGCTGACGGAGCGGATGCCGCCGCCGATCTCGACGGATCCGAGCTGGTACCAGTGCAAGATGTGCGGCTGCTGGTCTTTTTGCCACGAGTCGCATCTGACGCAGGAGGTCAACTGCCGGACGTGCGCCCACGTGACGCCGGGGCAGGACGGCTGCTGGACGTGCTCGCTGTGGTGCGGTCCGCTCAGCTACGACGCTCAGTTCGCCGGCTGTCCGTCGCACGTGCTGCATCCAGACCTCGTGCCGTGGAGGTTTAAGGGCGGCGCCGAGCAGGGGCGCTGCGCGGTGTATGAGATCGACGGGCGCGACGTGCTCAACGGCAGCAGCGAGATGGCGATCCTCTCCAAAGACCTGATCGCCGGTGTGAGAGCGTATGAGACGCCGCAAAGCGGGTGTCCGTTTTGATCGCCGGGCTGCGTGACTATCAAGAGCGAGCCATCACGATGACGTATGAGTGGATGGCGTCCCATCAGGGCAACCCGTGTATCGTCGCGCCGACAGGCAGTGGCAAAAGCTGGATCATCGCCGCGCTGTGCGAGGACGTGCTGCACCGCTGGCCGGACACGCGGCGCATCCTCGTGCTGTCGCACGTCAAGGAGCTGCTGCAGCAGGACGCCGACAAAATCATCAAGGCATGGCCGGAGGCGCCGATCGGCGTCTACTCAGCGGGACTGGGCTCGCGCCGGATCGAGCGCATCACCGTGGCCGGCATCCAGTCGGTGTATCGACGCGCCGCAGAGCTGGCGCCGGTGGACGTAGTCATCGTCGACGAGGCGCACCTGATCAACTCGCGCGCCGTCGGCATCTATCGCCGGCTGCTGGACGATCTCATCGACGACGACGGGCACGGTCCGAGGGTGATCGGCCTGACGGCGACGCCGTACCGGCTTGGGCAGGGGATGATCACCGACGGCGACGAGGCGCTTTTTTCCGGCATCGTCGAGCCGGTGACGATCACCGAGCTGGTCAGCCGGGGATTCCTCGCGCCGCTGCGGTCAAAACTGACACAGGCGGAGTTGGACATCAGCGGCGTGCACACGCGGGGCGGCGAGTACATCGAGAGCGAGCTGGCGGCGGCCGTCGACACTGACGACGCCAATGCCTCGATCGCGCGCGAGATCGTCGCCCGCGCAGACGGCCGGCGCTCGTGGCTGGGGTTCTGCACAGGCGTCAATCATGCCGAGCACATGCGCGACGCGCTGCGGGCGCAGGGCATCGCCGCCGAAGTGGTCACGGGCAAGACGCCCAGGGACAAGCGGGCGGCGATCCTCGATGCGTACAAATGCGGCGAGATCACGGCGCTGACCAATGCAAACGTACTGACGACCGGCTTTGACGCACCGGACACGGACCTGATCGCGTTCTGCCGGCCGACGCTGTCGCCTGGGCTGTATGTGCAGATGGCCGGGCGCGGGATGCGGCTCAAAAGCGAGGGACGCGCACAGGACTGCCTCGTGCTCGACTTCGCCGGCAACGTGGCGCGGCACGGCCCGATCACGGCCGTCGAGCCGCCGAGCAAAAAGCACACCGGCAAGGTGATCACAAAGGAGTGTCCGCAGTGCGGCGAGATCGTCGCCGCGAGCACGCGGACCTGTCCGGCGTGCGGCTATGAGTGGCCGGCGCCGGAGCGCAAAGAGCCGGACCGGAGCGAGCTGGCTCTGGACGGCGTGAGCGACATCATGGGCGAGGCGCCCGTCGTGACGCCCGTGCGCGGATGGTGGTGGTACAAGAGCAAAAGCCGTGCCAGCGGCGTGCCGATGCTGGTGGTGGACTATCAGATGCGGGACCTCAGCGCCCCGCCGCTGCGCGAATATCTGTGTCTGATGCACGGCGGCTATGCGCAGAGCAAGTCATTTAAGACGCTGCGCGAGATCATGCGATGCAGCGGCATCCTCGACCACTATCCGCTGGCGGAGTCGCTCGATCACATCAACGACGAGGACGAGCTGACGCAGCTGGCGGCGATCATGATGACGGCGCAGCCGCCGGTGTCGGTGATGTGGTGCCGTGACGGGCGCTATCAAAGGATCACGGATCGGGCATGGAGCAGAGAGGAGGTGAGCAGCGGTGGCAATCCTGCCGACGGGATGGAGCGACACGACACAGCACACGACGCCGCCGGCGCAGCAGGCGCTTGAGGCGATCCTGAGCGCCGACATCGGCGCCGAGCTTGACAGCGTGGAGCTCGACGGGCGCGTGCATCGTTTTAAAGTGCGCGGCGACAAGGCACGACAGAAAAGCGGCTGGTATAAGCTTTTCGGCGACCGGCTGCCGGCAGGCGCCTTTGGCAACTGGCGCGGTGATGTCTGCATCAAGTGGCACGCGCACGGCACACAGCTGCTCACCGACGCCGACCGCGAGGAGATCGAGGCGATCCAGGCGCGCGTGCTGTATGAGCGCGAGCAGGAGGCCAAGCGGCAGCACGCGGCGGCGGCGCAGAGCGCTGCGCACATCTGGCAGACGACAACCGACGCGGCAGCGGATCATCCGTACCTGACGCACAAGGGCGTCAAATCTCACGGGCTGCATCAAACGGCCGACGGGCGGCTAGTCATGCCGATCTACGTGGGCGACAGGTTGACGTCGCTGCAGTACATCGACGGCGACGGCAGCAAATGCTTCCACGCCGGCGGCGAGGTGGCGGCCGGGTATTACATGATCCCTGCGGCGCAGCGCGAGAGCCGCACGCTGTACATCTGCGAGGGCTACGCCACGGGCGCGAGCATCGCGGAGGCGACGGGCGCGGCGGTGGTTGTCGCGCTCAATGCCGGTAATTTGCTTAAAGTTGCGCCGTGGATCCGCACGCAGCTGCCGGACGGCGATCTGGTGATCGTCGCCGACAATGACGCCAACGGCGTCGGCCAGGAAAAAGCGCACGAGGCGGCAGCCCTCAGCGGCGCGCGCGTGATCGTGCCGCCGGAAGAGGGCGACGCCAACGACTACGCCCAGCGGGGCAGAGACCTCGCGGCGCTGCTCACGCAGCGGCGCCCGTGGCTGATCAAGGGCCGCGATTTTTACAAAAAGCCGGACCCGATCAAGTGGCTGATCAAGGGCTGGGTGCAGGCCAATGCCATGATGATGTGTTTCGGCGAGTCTGGCGCGGGAAAGACGTTTTTTGTACTCGATTTGGCGCTGACGATCGCCTCCGGCATGACGGACTGGCACGGGCATCGCGTCAAGCCCGGCCCGGTAGTCTATCTGGCCGGCGAAGGACACTACGGCCTCAAAGCGCGCATTGCCGCCTGGGTGCACGAGCGCGGGCGCGACGTCGACGACATCTACGTCAGCGAGTCGGCCTGCGATCTCAACACGGCCGAGGGCTACAGCCGCGTCGTGCGAGAGATCAACGACTACGAGGCGCGGCCGGTGCTGATCGTCGTGGACACCCTCAATAGATTTTTGCTTGGCGACGAAAATAAGGCCGACGACGCGCGGAGCCTGATCGACGCTTGCGGCAAACTCATGCAGCAGTATCGCTGCAGTGTCTTGATCGTGCATCACACGGGCGTCAGCCCGGACGCGCGAACACGCGCACGTGGGTCAAGCGCTTTTAAGGGCGCGATGGACGTGGAGCTGCTCGTGGAGGCCGTTGCCGGCGGCGCGATCAAGGTCACACAGACTAAGAACAAGGACACGGAGGCGCCGCCGCCGCTGTGTTTTGACAAAGTACAGACGACGGTGCCGGGATGGTATGACGACGACGGCGATCCTGTCACGTCGGTCGTGCTGGAGCCGGCGGATCTCGGAGAGCGGACAGAGCCGAAAAAGCGCAGCAAGGCGGCGCAGCGCGGTATGGACGCCTACGAGCAGGCGGCCAGGACAAAAGGACATATCAACGCTGACGGCAGCTTCGGCGGCGTTAATCTGGACGACTGGCGCGAGGCTTATAGAGACCTCGGCGACGAGGACGAGACGGAAGACGCGGTGCGGCGGCTAGTTTCGAGGGCAATAAAACAACACATA